TTGTAACCGTAGGGGTTACATCAGCGGGAACCTCTCCGGCTTCGGCTTCGTCCGTTGTAACCTTTCCGGTTACATCAGCTGGAACCACTTCCGGGTTTTCCCCGTTCGTTGTAACCGTCGGGGTTACATCAGCTGAGCCTGTTTCAGTGTTGGAAACTTCACCGGTGTGACGATCGGCACCAACGCTAACGAGTGAAACCTCTTTTAAAATTGCGCTATTAACTCGGACATATTCCCCATCTTCCATCACGTCGTAATCCTTGATGTAGTAGCTCACGCTTAATTCGTTAATCACGCCATCGCGCCAAAGTTGCTCGGCGTGTTGGGCTTGTGGGGTTGTATCATAAAAAGTGATCTCTCCGACAAATTCGCCGGCTTCGTTTGGTTTTCCATTGGTGGTGATGTATCCGACGACGTCTTCCACTCGGTTGTCCGCGTGTTCAACGAGTACCGGGTAACGGTCGCGGGTTGTTTGAATTGAATTGGCGGTGAGTTGCAACTTGTTGTCGTTGACCTCGTCCACGTGTGCATAGACAACGCGGTAAGATTTGGGCGCGTTGTCTCCTGCACTATTTCGGACCAAGTCACCAACCGTGATGACGTTTTCACGTTCATCAATCAGTACGTTCTTGATTTTCATATTTTTTCCCCTTGTGTCCTATTATCCAATCAATACGGCCGCAGGTTTGGCGGTGTTGGTGCCTGCATCGTATACCACGCGCGCACCATCTGGGCGCGTTAGTACATACACATCAGTGGCGATTTGGTCGGCTTTGTAAGCTTTGCTCACGTTCACAAGGAAATTAGCCCCCACTGGTTGCACGTTTTTGACTTCTTGTGTGCCTTTGGAAATTTTAAGGCGTGACCCATCGTAAGTGTAAGTGTAGTCCTTATTTTTGAGGTCGGCTGTGGCTGTTGCGATTGCTTGGTCTACTGTTTGTTTGGCGTCGCGGTTGTAGTCGAAAACCTGAGAAGCAACCAAACCACTCAAACCTGTGAAAATTCCCAAGTTTGTGTACGTTGGCTGATCGTTTAACATTTGCGTGACTTTGGTTTGCACGTCGGCAGGTGTTGCTTTGCCGTTGATGCGTTCGGTCAATTTTGCCCAAAGGTCGGTCGTGTTATAATCGGCCGCAGTGTCGAGAATGGCTTTGGCAATTTGCTTAATATGGTCATCACCCACGGCCGCGCTTGTTGCATTAGCGGCGGCTTGTGTTAGTGTTTCAGTTGCGGTTTCGTCAACCAACGACGCGATCGCGTCGATGAGTTGGGCAAAATTTGAGCCGTTGGCCAATTGGCCGTCAGTCCATTTTGGTTTTTGCGATTGTGTAAAAGCGTTTGTTTTTTGTGTCATGGTATACACTCCTTATTTTTTAATTTCGGTTACGTATTGTTTACCAGTCACGGGTGAAATGTAAACAATAATAGCTGAGCTAACGGTAAACACGCGGCCGATCCAACACTTAGCGCTCGCGTCGTATGTTGGATTGCCTGTTAATGTCCCATGGTAGTAAATGTGATATAACCCGTTGGCGTTTCCATATGCGGAACCACTTGACGTGTCCGTGTCGTACGTTGTCATGACAAGTGTTTTACCATCGCCAACAAACTGCGCTTTTTTGAAGTACAGCTGAGTCGCTTGAACCCCTGAAATCCATTTCATGAACCCATAATCGCTGGAATCAGGCCGTCCCACCCATCCGTTTCTATCAACACCCGTTGCGCGGGCATAAGTAAGATCGGCTGAAATTTTGATGATTTCGGCGGTCCCATCTGTGGATTTTGCAATCAATACAGGCACATCCGCATCATATCCGTACTTGTAAGCGTTCACCAATTCATAATCAATTGCCTGCAGTTGGTATTCGCTCATTAATTGTCCTGCACCAACTGTCAGCCACTGACCAGTGCCGGAGGCTTTAATTTCCACGGTGTCAATCGGTTTGCTTGTGGTTGGCGTCGGTGGTGCAACTTTTGCGATTTCATCGTCAATTGTTCGCCCGATGTCCTGCAAGTTTTGAGACGTCAAAGGCGTCCCAGTTCCTGCTTTTTGTTTAATGGCGGATTCGACGGTTCCAACAAATCGCTCACCGCCACCATTGCCGCTGTAGTCTGGAAATGGCATTTCTTATCCTCCTTTTCTCTTTGCGCCGAGGCTCAAAACGTCCGCGTCGCTATAAATCCCAAGCTCATACATCACGCGGATCACGTTTGCTTGGCGTTTATCTTGCCAAGTTTGGCCGGGTTTATAACGTGCTTCCGTCCAGTCGTACTTGTTGCGATCTTGGAGCGGATTGATCACTTTTGTACTATCCGCCCAATACTGAGCATCAATGCTGGCTTTTAGCTTGTCAATGGTTAACGTACCGCGTGATGAGGAAATGATATTACCCACCAAGGGATACGTGACCCAGGTCGTGTTGTTGATGTTTGGGGCGAAGCCGTACCCGTAGATGGTGCCCGTGGTTTTGTAGTCGGGTAGTTGTAAGCCGGCTTGATTGTCAAACCAAATTGTCCAAGGTACGGACGACCGGTCCAGCGTGTACATCATAGGAGCGCGCCTGGTTCCACCACCGGACAAACCGTTTAGCAAACTCGCCGTGAGTTTATCTCCTGTTGATACTGTCATGACCAATCACCCCAAAATGTCGAATCGCCCAAATCACGCACAGGGATATACCAGTAATCACCATTAGCCCGACGCTGACTGATCCATTCGTAGCCACCCGCGATGAGTCGCCGGTCGTACTTGATGGCGTCGCCTGTTTTAAACATGTAGGCTTGCGGGTTGTTTTTGTCTGGTCCTTTGGTTCTTGCTTTGATATTATACCCACACCGAAACACACCAAGGGCAGGCTCTCCTTTTGGTGCCTGCGTTGGTTGTTGTGGTTGTGCTTGTGGTTTGGTTTGTGCTGGTTGGGTTGTTTGTACGCTTAGTTGTTGAATACGGTTGATGAAATCAGCCCATCCAACACCGACGATGGAGTCCATGTGGTTGGACCCGCCAAATTCTACTGACGCTGTCGCGTGGTCGATGATTCGGTAATCCTCAAAAGGTACGCCTGATTCTCGGATTTTTCGCGCCACGTATTGGGCGACCGCTTCCGCGCTTTGTCGGTTTTTTTGCGCATCGTTACTAATACATTGCTCCACCTGTAAAAAAGCATATTTATTAACGTATCCCGCGCCCCAAGCTACGAGCCCATAAGGCGCGAGCTCTACGATGTCGCCGTTCCAGTCACAAAAAGCATGGACAAAAGTTTGAATGTTTTGCCATTCGCGGTTAAAATACACGCCTTCATTTCGGGCTGTTGCTTCCGGCGTTGCCGTGTTGTGGATGATGATAATCCGTTTTCCATTATGTGGCGTTGCTTGTTGGTTTGGCAATCCTTGCAAATATGATTTTTGAACATTAATTTCCATTGTCTTCCTCCGTTTTTTCGTCTTCGCCATATTTGACTTCAACCGAGTTCAAATTCGTGCGGAATGTGTCCCCGCCCTTGATTGGGTCATAACCAAGTAAGGTGCGGATTTCGTTGACGGTCATAAATGCCCCGTTGGTGTTGGCTTTTGCGACCGCGACGATTTGGTCCATTGATGCCCACTTTGTGATCTGTTGGGAAATTTTGATCCGTTCAAAAGTTGATTTTTGGCCGGTATTGATCCGGGCGTTGGTGGTTAGTAACTTATAAGTCAGTTCAGTTTCAAGCTCATTCACCAACGGGCTCAAAACTTGGTCCACAAAATGCCGGTAATCGGCTTCCGTGTACTCACCGGTTAGCAAGCTTTCCGAAAGGCCAAAGCCATTTAGGATTTCCCTTTTGATAATTTTTACGGCTTCATCTGGAATGGTTTTGTACTCGTTTTGCAGTTCCACGACGTCGGCTTTGGCGTCGATAATTCCCAGCCCGTTATACGCGGCCACTTCTTGCATAATCTTTAATTGGTCAAGGGCTGTTTTTTTGAAGGCTTCAGCTGAGCTACCAACCGCGGCGTTAATTTTCAGGAATCCCCGCAAATTATTACCGCTCAATTCACGCCCGATATTTGTCAAAATTGAATCATACAGTGACGCATTGGCGGAAATGTAATAAGGCGAAGTAATCGCCAGCACGTCGTCCGGTGATTTGTTGTACGTTTCCTGATCCGTCAATTTAAGGGCGGTTAAAATTCCATTTTTGCGGACCGGTTGCAAATAGACGGTGGCCCCGGTCATAATGCGCGTGGCAATTTGTCGGCGCCATTCGGCGTTTGTTTTGTAACCATTGGGGGCGAAGTTGAGCACCTCATAAATGTCCGAGCCCAATTTGTCGCGTTGCAAATACTTGCCGTCTTCTTGGCGGACATACACCCGGTGACGGATGTCAAGCTTTGAAAATTCGCGGGCTACAAAGTAGATGACCGACTGCATGTAAGCGGACGTGTATTGCACCGCTTGGTCGGACCAGGTGACGACCTGAGTCCGCTTGTCAACATCGCCCCGCATCATGCGGACGACTGATTCGATGACTCCCATTTCGTGTCACCTCCTTATTTTACCATAGTGTAGTATTCGGCGTACTGATTGTGCCGTGGGTTTTGCTGTTGTGGCACTTTTGACAAAGAAGCCAAAGGTTGGCAGGGTTATAAGCTATATCCCAGTCGTGCATGTTGTCGACCGTTATCGGTTTCTTGTGGTCGACAACATAACGCCCGGTGATTGGCTCTCCACAAAATTGGCAGGTCATTTCGTCCCTCAATTTTATAGCATCCCGCGTTTTTAGCCATTTGCTGGACTGGTAAAACCCAGTATCCCGCACGCCTTTTGCTTGTTTTTCTTTCGGTAGGTAATCAACCATGAGCGATTACCCGCGCACGTCGTTTTGGTCGTCGGTTGATCCTTGCTCACCAGGAATGGTGATTCCGTGCTTATCTTGCTTGTTTGCCACCTCTTGCGGTAGGTACTTGTAAGCGATTTTCGTGAGCCAGTTCTTACTTTGTGGATATGCGGCCGAGTAATTGGCCACAATTGATGTGAGCGCTGAAACCACATACAAAACAGTAACCAGCATTGAAACCGTATTCACATAAGTCGTGTCCGCATGGTCAGCCGGAATCAAGGAAACCAGCGACTGCAAACCAAACGGGATTGAAACGATCAAGATGTTATTGATTAAGCCATAAATCAATGATTTGGACAAAGTGCTTTTGGCTTTGACACTTAGAGACACAGCGGCCCAAAGGTCGACAAGTGCCACCACTAGCATGACAATCGACATATCAGTCGGCCGTAAGTGAGTGAGTTGATTGATTAATCCGTCCATTTTTCGGTGTCCTCCGTAAAGTTATTCTTATGTTATTATATCAATTTTTTCCCGACTTGTCAGATATAATGAGGCTTTAAATACCTTTAACGATTGCAGTTTTAAGTGCGATGACCAAAGCCACAGCCGGGTCAATTTTGTCGGCGTCGGTTAGTTTGGTTGCCATGTAATCACCGGAAGCGCCGATTTTAACCGCCAAATTGTTTAAGCTCCACTCCAAAATGCGCGAATTGTGGACCAGTGAGCCCTCTTTGAGTTTGTCCTTTGTGAGTTTAATGTAATCGGAAAGGGCGAAACCTTGGCGGATTGGGAGTTGGCGCTCTTTTGCAACGTCAAAAAAGTAGTCGTCGATAAGTTGGCGCAGGTTATCGTAGCGCGAGGGGTCATAGCCAATATAAGTCATTTGGCACCCGGTTTTGTGCACGAATTGTTGCAAAACGTCCAAGACATCGGCCGCCGTAATGTAAGCCCCTTGCGTGATGGTTAAATTTTCCATGCTACTCAGTAAAGTTGCCTGCGCTTCGGGCAGTTTGTCCAGTGTGTTTTTGCTTCCCAACGCTTCCACGTGCGCATACATCACGCCGTCTTTTTCGGTTAAAAACACAAACGCGGTCAAATCGCCAACCAAGGACAAATCAACACCCAGCACAACTTCCGCACCCGTCCAAATGCTATCAAAGTCGTAATCCGTACGGGCTGACTCATCTGGCATAATGTATTTGGTGGTGTCTTGCACCGCTACCCCCATATTATAGGACAAAAACTGAAGCTGTAAGGCATTATCACGTGAGGCGATATTATATTCATCACGCACCGCCTCAATTTTTGGCAACCCACCCGGAAGCATGGGCGCGGCCTTGGTCCAGTTTTTCTCATCGGTCACCTCTCCGGCCTCGTCTAGCTGGTAGATTAGCCCGATTGAGCGGTCATTTTCATACTCAGCCTCACTGGTGAAACGCTCCACCATCGAATCGTAAAGATACCCGCGGGTGATACCGCCTGAGGTGATGTAAATGGACCGCCAGCTTTTTTGCTTTTGCCGGCTTCCTTTATTTACGGCGGAAACGACGTCTTCTTTATAGACGTGGACCTCGTCGAAAACATTTAAACTCGTGTTACCACCTTGCAAACGCGCCACATCATGGGTCGCTTTTCTCACTTCGTTTGCGGTTGGCACGCACTTGATGCCGGTTTTGGTCGTTTTTAGCTGTCCGGTATCTCCAAGCATTTTAAGGAGTCCATCACCGGCGGTGATTTGGTTCCTGATTTGGCCATAGACGTGCTCGGCTTGATTGTTATCATAGGCTATCACCCAACTTTCGCCCCCGTAGTTGCCACCATATAATAACCAGTAATCCTCAAGCGCTGACATTAGGGTAGATTTTCCAGCCCCACGGATAATCACAAGCATGGTTTCTTCAATCAGTGCTGATCCGTCGTTGGTATAATATCCCCACCATAGCTCCATCCACCATTTTTGGGCGGGTTGCAACTTCACTAAACCCAAAGTCCCCGTGGTCATATATACTTGGGACTCAATAAAATTGATGACATTTTCCACAATGTCGGGGCGGTATTGATAAACACCATCCAAGGCGCGCTGGTGGATGCGTCGGTGCTTTTTAATCGCTCGCTCTATGGCTTTACTATGTCGGACTCCGTGGGCTTTGTCATATTCAATCAGCTCATTCAGGTATTTCATTTTTTCGTATCCTTTCAAAAAAAGGCACGTTTCAGTGCCTTTATGTTCCTATAATATTATGCGAATGATCCCCACGCTGGACCGGTTCGTTTTGTTCCGTTACTTTCACCCGTTGGGATGTACCAGTAACCACCGCCGGAGCGTGGTTGGCGGATCCATACGTAGCCGTTGGCGTGGCAATAGGCATCATAAGAGATGCGTGACCCAGCCGGGAAGAGGTACGGGCTCTTGTTGTTGGTTGATGGTCCACCTTCACGGGCATAAATCGCATATTGGCTTGTAAATGTTGCGGATTCAGCGATCCAGTTACTATTAGCACTTGCCACCGCTTGTGGTGCTGGTGCTTTGGCTACTTGTGGTGCCGTAAATGCTTTAGGCCGGAAAGCCGTCGCATAAGTTGCCGAGTAAGGCAATTTGACGAGGTTATAGCAAGAACCACCGCCAGGGTATGGGGTACCGCCTTGATTTTGCCCGAAAAACCAACCCCAGCCAGCACCAGCGTCACTGTGGAAAATCGTAACGTGAGAATAAGGCGTCGAATTCGTCACCGCAAAAACCGCAACGTCTCCGGGTTGCATGCGTTCAACTTCTATAAAACCATTTAAAATTCCATTTGAGTGTCGCTGTTCCCATAGGTCGCGAGCGTATCCCGTGTTGGTGCAGTTTACGACTTGCACCCCCAAAAATCGGCAGTAATCCGCGAAACCGTCCCAACATTGGGCGCCATAGTATCCGTCGATGTCATAGCCTCGACCGATTGAGCGGTTGTAATATTCATTATAACTTACCATTCTTTTTCTCCTTGTATCGTTGGTATTGTGTCACCAGTTGGTTAACGTGTGCTTGTGCTTTCTCCATGATGGGGCGCATTTTCTCGCGCACCGCGTTGTAGTCAATGTTCCCTTTTTCGTCCACTGGCACTTCGATTTCGGTTTCCTTCAGTACTTGCAGGGTGATTGCGTCATTATAGTTGGCGTATTCAAAGGCCACATTTAACTGCGTTGACACATACAAACCAAACTCGGGCGCCTTGATCTCTTCGTCCAATGGTTGAAGTGTCATGATATCTGACGCGATAAAAGGCTCATCTATATAATTTGTATGGCCAAATTTACTCACCGCAATTGTACCGCGTGGCATTGTCGGAACATCATTTCCGACCGTATAGGCCGGAATGATTTTGCTGTTTGTTACCAGTGGAATTTCACCGGGTAGCATGTAATGCCCAGGTAATCAAAACCGACTCGCAACAAGGTCTTGAGGCTGTTTGCTAGTTGGGCTTCATTTGTTATCATCATTTTTTTCCTTTG